AAAAAACACCTTTGGACATTCACAACAGATTAATAAAACGTATTATGGGTCAATGTGTCTTTTATTCCGTATGCTACATGACGAATACAACACGAAAAAAATATCTAATGAATTACATGTCAATCTTTGAATAAAATGAACTCTTAATAGAGGTCATTTAATTTTTTATGCTGAAAAATCGGCGTTTTAAATGTCCAAAGGTGTAAAAAAAAGTGAGAGAGATAAAATGGGTTTGGAAGTACTGGTGTATAAAAATTTATAATAAAAATTATAAATTTATAATTACATATACATACTTCTAAAACTTTCATTTTTTTCAATTGTGTCAATTAAATCTTCGCTGATCACAAGCTTTCCTTCTTTCATAGACTTTTTCATTTTGATAAACCATTCATATTGGTAATCTACTCCTATATTGCATAAATAAAAGTATACTTTTTCAATTAAGAGATTGATTGATCGTTCTAGACCTCTCACACCCGTTTTTTCGTTACCTGTATTCAAAACTAGTTTATTGAGAGCTTTTTCATCGATTATAAAATCTTGTTCTATTTTCAAGTCACTCGAAAACTTTGGAAATAGGTATTCTTTTGCGATGATTCTCTTTTCAGATATACTATACCCATCTACCTCAATCACTTCTAATCGATCCAACATAGCAGGATCTTTTGGCAATTCGTTCATACTATAGATAAACCATATCTTGCTTAAATCTTGTGTGATCTCTGGAAAATAATTATCTCGAAATTCGTTATTCTGTGAAAAATCAGTGATGTGTAATAAGGTTGACATGACATCTTTTTTATCAGACGCCTTATCAAACTCATCGAAAAATAAAATCCCGTTTTTTGTTCCCATACGAGATAAACATCTACTGATCTCTCCCGGTTTACTTCCGATATATGTATAATCGTGTCCTAACAAAAATTCTGGGTGATTGATACCCCCAAAACTAATCTGAGAAAATGGCATTCCTAAACATTTTGAAATGGCTTTTGAAATGGCTGTGTTATGAGTAACTGTCCAGTCTGCTAATAAGAAGCGTTCATTTCCTGTAATTGTAAAACCACAATAATCACCTCTTCCTATAGGTTCAATTCGAAAATGTTCATCGTGAGGAAATATGATCTCTTGATGATACCGTTTACACCTAATTCCTGTACTATGCAACAAATCGACGATTTTATCGATTGGGAATATATCCATTACGTATACAATATGATTCGTAACAAAATTTCTATAAAAATCCAGTTTGGTATCTAATGTCCATTCTAGATAGTCGGGAGGGAGAGATGGGAAATGTAAAGGCATATCATTCACTTCTCTGACTTTGCCAGAATAAAGAAGTCCATAAGAAATTGCATCTTTTGTTTCATTTGATCCATCGTAATATCCATTAATTGGACTATATAAATATTCACGATCTATCACGTCTGTGACGACAATATCTACTACTTTATGGTCTCTTTTTCTTAATAAAGTCAAGATATGGCTTTTATTAACCGTGTAAGAATCCCCAAATTGTTGATGGATACGAAACATCTCATCTGTTCCTGAAATGGTAGAAGTGACTTGTCTGAAAGTTGAATCGTCTCCCATTAAGTGATCATTTATTTCTATATTTTTTGCGAGTTTGATAGTTAAATTGGCCATTCGGATAGGTGTATCTGGGTGTAAACATTTACCCACACCGGGTTTACCGATTAAAGCGATATTGCATCCTTTTGATGATGTATAAGAATCTCTTAATTTTTTATTAAGAAAAAGTAAGAGACGTTCTTTTACATTTTTCATTCCAAATAGTTTCTGGTCAAGATATGTTTGAATTTCATCGAGTTTTTGAATAGTGTCGTAATTTGTGATAGAGAGTCGATCTAGAGGTAGTTTAGTTGCAAAATTCAACCATATCTTAAGTTTATTTTTATCATCTTTTTCAGTATATTGAAAATCTTCCATTTTCTCTTCGATGATTTTACGATTTTCGGTACTCATAACCATTTTTGATATATTCTTCTTGAATATTTCGACATCGGGGTCATTTGATACGATTCTATTGGAGATGTAGCGATTGTACAGGTATCTCAATTGATTCCTGACTTCATAATATTCTTGACTAAAAGGGATAATATTTTGAAGACATTCGTATTTTTCAATCAAATCGGCCCTTTTTTCATTGGTGATATCAGAGGTGATGATATCGTTCAAAGATATTAAACGGTTTGCGATTACATATTTTGTTTCTATATATTTATGGTACATAATCGAAGATTTTTTTTTGAGTTTTGTAATATATTCTAAATCATCATCGTTATATACATCTTCAAAATCAAGTTCGATTTTTTTATCTTCTTTATCTTTATTATCGTTTGTCTGCGTACTATTATCACACATTTTAGATTCTACTGGATCATCGTTTTTAATTTCCTTTCTCTTTTTTCTTGCTTTACTTGACATTCTTATTTTACCTTTTTTTATATTTAAATATATAAAAAAATTTAAGAAACCATTCGACTATTTTACATATTTTGCATTTTACTGGGTTGTCGTTCAGAAACCATTCGACTCGTGTTGCAATTTCCATCAACGGCACAAGTTTGGTTTACAAATGAAGTGGGGCTAGTTTTTACGTAAAAAACATGTTCTTCTCCAGAAACACGACGACCGTTTTTATCATAAACAGCATCAGCAACAGGGTTTCCTTGTTTATCTTTTTGGACATGATAAGCATCTAACACATTCGTGTAATTACCATTACTTACACAGCCTTTATTTCCACTAGCAAACATTAAGTTTGACTGATACGCTGGTACTTGATAATTAACACCTCTAAATACAGGAGTTACTTGAACACCATGTTCGTATCCATAAGGAGATAAAACAGGAGCAACTGAAGATACTCCGAGTTGACTTGCATTTCCACAATAATTATTTAACATCACGTATGAAGTAGTTGCTTGAGGTCCAGCGCCAGATTTATCATACATATTTGACATCATTTATATAAAATAAAAAATAAAAAAAATATTTTTTAATTACCTATCCAAATGTATTTTCGGTACTGTAAACGAAATATAAGAATTTATCTTCATTTTTTTCTTTTTCGTATATCTCTTGTAAAAGAGTTGATGGACTGTATATATTATTATTTGCAAATAAGAAGATCGATTCGATTTCGTTTATTTTTACTTTTTTTCTTACATGATATATTAATAAAGAAAGACTTGTGTTTGGAGGTATCAAGAATTTGTATTTAGTCAATTCTGGCGTTTTATTGTCATATCTCTCTAAAATAATCGGTATACGATCTGGAAATCTTTTTAAAATGCGACCAGACTCTTCCAATCTAGTTTCTAACGATCGCTTTCTAAACGAGTCCATTTATTATAATAATATTTTTTAATCAATTACACGCCGATTTTTATATTGTTTTGATTTACGTTTCTCTTAATTATAACTTTTATACTTTTAAAAATATTTCAAAAGTTATAAATATATAATTCAATTGAAAAAGATGTTTCAATTGAATTGACGATTGAATTATAGTTTTAAAAAATATTTTAAAAGTTATAAATATATAATTCAATTGAAAAAGATGTTTCAATTGAATTGACGATTGAATTATAGTTTTGAAAAGCAAGCTAAAAGCTACAACCTTCATAATGAGAAATTGCTTTCCGGAAGTATAAATCAAAATCTTGAGATGTAATATACTCTTTAAATTCTGTATACATTTCTTCTCTAATAATGGATATATTTTTTCTAAAAAATTTCAGAAAGTTTCCTCTCTTATCATAGAAACGAACAGGCAATGTCATTTCTTCTAAAATCAAATCGATATCTTTCTCTTCTTCTTCATATATTTGTTTATTCAATCTGCTTTCTAAGACAGATACGATCTGGTCTTCAAAGCTGATCTGAACTGACATTTCTCCAAACCCAGAAATTGTGTTCACGATACGTGAGACATAACCAGAACTGCATTTATTATACGATTCTACCAGTTCTTCGATTAACCTTTTTTCCAACTCTTCTTTATACTCGGAATCTTGTATATAAGACCACATTTTGGTGATGATAGCAGAAAGAGTATAATTAAGTCTTCCGTAAATAGCTCGATCGATTGTGATACGTGTAATTGAATCTTTCAAGATAGTATACTTTTCATGATTTTTTATCATTTCTTCTAATTCATCTTTCACTTTATCAAATGTATAACTCTTTTTAGAGACGTAAGAAGAGATATACTCAATTATTTTTTCAACACTACTTTCAATTGATTGATTATGAACATTTTGTGAATTTTTAAATACATTATTTCTCATCCGATCACCTCCTCCAATCACAAATAAAATCATTCTCGCTTTTTCTACATTTTCAGAAGTACCGTACCCTAATAAGATATCACATGCATCTGCACGAATGTCTTCATCGATTAATGGATCTGATGCGATCTCTAGCAAGAATGTATTCGAAAAATCGTACAATTCTTTACATTTTTGAAAGATGTATTGACAACAGATCACACGATAACTCATATGATTATAACGACAAGTTACGAATTGGTAACACGACTCTTTCACATAATAATCAAAGAGTTCATCTTTAAAAAGATTTTCGAGTTTTTGTATCAGTTTAAATCGGTACAGATTATCGATACGCGTATCATTCAAAATGCTACAAAAATAAAAGAGAGACTCTTCTTTATATTTTTGAGTTGTTTTTGTAATATTCATTACATACAAAACGATGTCTGTTCTGATGGGTGTAGGTAGATATTTGAAAGTTTCATGATTACATAAACAATTGATGATAGTATAACCATCTTCTCCAAGATTTTTAGAACACTCAATGCGATAAATTAATGGAATGCGATCGTTATTAGCAATCTGGGTGATATATTCTTTAACAGAGTTCGCTCTTGAAAAGAAATACATTCCGTTGATACAACTAATCAATTCGTTAAACTGTCCCGGTTCTTTATCATAAAACATTTCGAGATATTTCATTCGAATTTCAGGATCTAAAAAAAGATCAATTGCATTTTTTCGAATGTCTTGAGAATCAAGACTATGAATAAACAGTTTTTCTAATGTTTCTTGTTTATATTCTAAATCATCGATTAATGTAACATTCATTTTTAATTTATTATATTTTTAAACTGTTTTAAAAAATATAAACACTAATTAAAAATGAACGGCTTTCCAGATGATCTTTACACGCCTGAAAAATTTCCTGAAATTTTAGATCAATTTCATCTTTCTAAAATGAGAAAAAAAGTTTATATACAAATTCTTCGTAACCAACAATCTGACTTTTTTGATCTAGAGCTGTTTAACCGACTGTATGTCAAGAACATGAAAAAAACAGAGGAGTTAAGCGAAGTTGTTATAAAAGAGTTAGATGATAAGGGTTGGAAAACTTTTGTTGGATACGGAGGAACAGCTTT